AAAAAACCCGCGGCGAAAATCGCCTCGGGAAAAAATGATCAACTACATTCACACTGCTGGCTGCAGTGCAATTGCACATATTACTTCAAAAGCGATTTTCTGTTCGTTTTAGAAACCCGGCCGAACCGGGAACCCCACCCACCAGACGAGTGAAGTTTTTCAAAATGACGATTACGTATCTGAGGCCGACGGCACCGATGTGGTGACGAAAACCCTAGGCGTACAGAGGAAGAAGATTGGATTAAAGTCCACCCCCGCACTATAGTACGTCTCGATCGCTGGCCAATCCGCCGCTGTTGCGTTGGATGTGGTGATCGCGAATCGAGCACGAACTGTGTAGTGATCGTTCAAACGCGCTGCCCTCTTGAAATCACGATCGCGTACCGTATGGAACGCTGCGTAAAATCGGAGCGGCAGATACTGAGGGAGATTAACTGACAACGCAGACTGAGTGTCTGGATTCGTCAAACTGGTCCCTCCGCCAGAGAGATAAGGGCTGTTGTTACTACTACGTTGTAGAGCTGAACACGGAGAACCTGTCAGCGCGAACGTATCAGTGCGACCATTGAAGTTCCCTGAGAGTTGATCTCGAACCTCGTTATACCAGCGTGAGGCTGACAAATGGTCGATCGTGCGTGCGTTAGCACCGCCCTTAATTGGGTTGACATGTAACGTGGTGGAACCACGATAGCCAACAAAGCACTCCAGAGTCCAATCAATTGGGTTGTTTTGACACCAAAAGTAAGGATATGGAGCTGCAGAATTCGCATTATTGTACGCTTGGGTTGTGATATCTCTACCGTAACCCGGTGGAATGCGAAGGTAATTATTACGCGTCAGATGCATACCAGTAGTAGCTGACGGACCGGCCCCACAAAACTGAATAGTTGAGTAGTGGGTTCGGTGGAGTAATGGTCTCATGGAGGATATGACCTCACCTGTGGTGATCAATCCTACATGGACGTCGAGTTCAGTGTCATCTCGCGTTATGACCTCTGCAGATTGGAACACTCCTGAGTTCTCTGCATACTCGATTTCTTGTGACTGGATCACTCCAGCCGGATCGCGAGTGGAAAAGCTCGTGGGCAGGGTTGTTGGAGCAGCGAACATAAAATCTTCGCCTGCACGCACGAACGTCAAAATGGTGAGTGTCGATGTAGTCGTTGGTGCTGAAAGCACTGTCTGCACTCGCATCGTAATCATGCCATTGTAATACCTACTGTCGTACGTATAACCTGGTGTCGGCACGGCATCAGACGAAATGGTCTGTGGATAGCTCGTAAAAGGAACCACCTCCGAATAGGGGGCAGTGTTCTTGTACGGAACTACGAATTCCACTTCATCCTCATGCTCCAAGTCGACAACTCGGGAAAACGTGCTGGTCTCAGTATCTGATGTAGCCGAGATGTCACCGTTCGGATCAAAAGAAATCAATACACGTCCACGATGGAATTTAGTTTTGATAAATTTGAAACGGTAAATCAGTGACCCTCGCCAAAATCGGAAATTTGGACTAAAGTAGGTAACAGGAGGCATGGTTCGGTATCCCCCGGCCAATGAGGCATAATGTGGGTTCACTAGCGCACTATACAACAATGTATCAACTGCCAAAGCGGTTGTCCAATTAGTTGCAATAATGAAGCTATCATGACCCAACAATTCCTTAAAAACCAGGGGATCTTTCTCCTGCACTCCTGCCACTTCACTAGACACAGTGACTTCGTTCTTAGGATCTAAGCACAGCTTGTCAACCGGCATCCTCGTCTCTGAATTAGCGAAAGCATGAAACGATTTGTTCTGCATTGGCATCACATCATCTATCACTGGGGGATTTGAGTAACCAAACAATCGTGCCACTCCGGACACCATATTAGCGCTCATCTCAGTAGCTTTGGCAAAAGGGCCGATGTAAGGAACATCCTTCAGCTTCCCAGCAATATTGGCCACAGCGGTGGCTGGACCCGACACAGTACCTTCAGTCTCCTCATATTCATCCGATTGAAATACTCCAGACCATGAACCAGACTGTAATGCACCCACAGTAGTGGGACCCATAACAACCACGTCCTCGGCCCAAGCATACAACGAAATGGACACGGCAGACGAAGCACCATTAGCAGAACGCAAATCCACGTACTCAATCATATTCAATTGACCAGCATTCTGAAACTGAGCAAGACTAGTGATCTCAATCCAATTGTGCTGCCACAGAAACGGCAACACCATCTCAGCAGAGTCCATGCTGGCTGGCTCAAGCCAGACACCTGGAACCTGTGACATGGGAATCAGATCATTCGCACCAATGTAAGTGGCGCGAGCATCCTGCAGTGGAAAGTAACAAGCTCTTAGCGCACCATAGTGAAACGGAGAACCGTTCACCAAAAATTTCAAATGCAATTTGCACTTGATTTTGCCGTAATTTTGCAGCTTGTTCTTAATTTGGGTCGTATTGAAATACAATGACCATGGATTGATTGCGGCTGGGGAATAACCTCCTCCCTGTGTCCAAGTGTACGTATTAATACGCACTGGACGACTTAGGAAAGAACCCAAGCCAGCAACAGAATCAGCATCCTGATCATAGTTACCAGACGCGAGAGAACTTTTATCAACCGTATCAACAACTTCAGTGTCGTGGAAGACAATATTCTCCGCAGCAACCTTTTCAGCCGGGATATCCGATATTGGAGGAAGAATTTCTTCACTCGATTGGAACTCCCCTCGGGATGCGAGTCGCCACTCTTGAACGCAGCGCTCCGGGGCAGTGGCGGCCACCACCGGAGAATTAACGCGCGGCTTATTTTCATTGATTTTGCTAGGTAATGTAAACTGTATATACTGAGAGTGTACCCATTTCTCAGAACAGGGTTGGTCTATCGTGGGTCAACAACACATTCGTAAATACGAACTTTGGAGGATCGCTCCATGTGGACCTCGCGAGCACCCCTCGAAAGAATTTTCTATGACCTTCTATTCAATCTGGTGACTGTGCTCTTACGCCTACATTTTGGTTTTCCAAAGGCGGACTTTATAGGTTAAGCCCAGAATTGTGCAATTTACGCATTGCACACGCGGCACCGACCATCGGGTGCTACACCGGCTCCATTGGCCAGATACTTCCCCACTAGCTCATCGTAACTTGGGAAAGTCGTTGCATAAGCCTCCAACTCTCTCTTAACAATGACAGCCTGAAACTGAGTGCGTTTCTCTTCAAACTTCTCGCGACCGTAATTAAAGTACTCAAGCAGAGCACAATACATCGAGTCGCACGCTAATTTCTGATCACACACAGTCTTCGATGGTAAATGCATCAACAAACTCTTGGCAATGGAATCATGCTCAAGACGCGCCACATACGAACCAACATCCGGGTTAAACACCCATGAGCGCTTCAGAAAGGAAATCTGACTAGCATGCAAAAACGGCACGCTTTCAGCCTCCTTATCTGCCATGGTGTAAATGACACCAATCTTAGCCAACTCAGCTTGGATGACGCAGTGATTAAACACGTCCTTGAATTCGGGGTTGATTCCGATGACGTTGTCATCACCATACGTCAAAAGACGCACAAACTTCCTAAACTCTCGAACATTGTTTCCACTCGTCTTCCAAGCGTAACGCATGTACAAGCTGTTGACAATACAATTGAGAATGACGGTAAGAATCTGTCCAGATGGATTGGATCCCCAGAATCCGACAAAGTCACCGTTGAACTCCGTCACGGGAAAGCAAATGTCATACTTATTCGTGATGATCTCCTCCATGACCTCGTAAGGAAAGCCAGCTTTTATCAAAATCCGTTCCAGGATCCAGAAAGCGGCTAACATGAACACAGGATCTTGGTTCTTGTCAAAATACTTAAAATCACCTGCAACCATCCAATCCTCACCAAACTCAGTCAACCAGTGGTAGAAATGGCACCACTCCACTGACGTGGCATTAGTGCCCGGGGCGGCTTCGAAAACCGTCTTATTCTGCTGGATCACACGGATCAAAGCCAAATAATACTGACGCATAACGATAGCAAGCGGCCCGTTTCCACCTGAGAAGATGCGCGTCTTCTTGGCCTTGACTTTAGCCTCTGAAACGACTTCGTCCTTCTGATGACCACGGAAAATGGGCATAACTCTAACGCCATTGCGATAGCTCTCTCGAATCCGAGCCACTTCACGTTGGATTTCCGGCGACATTTTGATATAACTCCGCCAGAATTGAAACTCTCCAAGATCCTCACAAAAGTTACGCTTGGACTTGTTCCAGGGAAACCCCATTGAAGAGTTCAAATTCATTCGGTCGATATATTTCACGCCGGGAAGTCCATTCACAGCTTCATCAACCGACAACATGCGCACCTCATCCAAAGCTCCCTCCGGTAATTCCCTCAGAATATCTTCAAGGAAAGCTTGGGCGCATTCATCAACAATCTGCGCATTTACAGTGTGCTGCTGACTCATGATATCGATCGCGGCTTGTCTCCACGGTTGCCAATGATTTAGGACGGGAGCACCAAATTTGTTCTCATAGCCCAGCTCGAGCATATCGTCATGGATGTAAGTTTTCGTGACATGCGATCGCCCACCAGATCTGTGGAATTTCGCAGAGCCGTACACACTGGCAGTTCCTTTCTCAATGAATCTGAACACACTTTTTGGATGTAAATCTTCGAGGATTTGCTCATCACTCTGTACTTGCGCCCTTGGAACTTTGAACATGGGCGGCTCCACAAGCTCGGCATCCAATTTCACGCGCGCCTCTTCCACCATTTCCAAAGGTAAGTGGATGCAAATTGCGGTATTGGTATACCCTCCAATCGTGTGGAAACCCAGAATGACAGGACCCATGGGTGGAAACCCAACATATGGTGAACCACACTCGCCTGCCTTCGTGATTCTCTCACATTGGCCTGAGAAGCCGACAACTTCATCGTCGTCACCTACTCGCTCAACAGCATTGTGTAAGGCCTTAATCGCTAGAGACCCAGATGTACCGTCCTCTTCCCGTGTCACTATAACCCCATCGCAGAAAGTGGTGAAGTATTGACTGACCAATAAGCCTTCCAAACTTGCTCGCGGTGGGATGCAGCGAATGCGGAAAAATACCAGATCTTCATTATCCGCCGGGTACCAGAAGTCACCCGGATGGAGCGATACGGCGAAGTTCTCAGAAACGCCTTCAAGCTGTGGCGATTGTATAACAAACATACGAACTGTCTCAACAGGGATGCTATGCTTGTTGGTGACAAAAAGTTGACCACCTAGCCCCAGAATACGAAATTTGTTCCCGCGGCGCTTGCCATCCTCCCCGACATAAACCGAACGCACATACATCGTATTGCGTGCGATACGCCGAATGACTTGCTCCTTGGGAAGTGACTTCCAAGAACTTGTAAGTGGACCGAAATCTCGCTCAGCTGGAATGAAATTATCCTTATACCAAGGATTTGGCTGTTCGTCAACTGTGAAACCTGCGACTTTCTCATCGGCTTGCTTCTTGCCTTTCTTCTTCTTGCCAAAGAGCCAAACTGCCAGACGCCCAGCAGCCGAAATTGCTAAAATCATAGCAAAGGCACCAACGACCTGGTGCACGACCACTCGACCTAGGCTGTCCTGCTCTAGCTTTCGCAAAAAACGCTTTGAATGTCGTCCAATGCGGCGCATCATGGCGCCTACTAATCTGGCCTCCATCGCAAGACGATCGCAACCTGGAAGATCGTTCACTTTACGCCGAATGATCTCCAACCATGACTCCTTAGGCACAGATGGCAAGTTTAGAGCCAAAAGTCTATCCATCATCTCCGACTCCTCGGGTGATGAGATATTGTTCTGCTCGTTGATCACTCCTTCCTTGGTTAGGAAATCAACCAAATGGAATCACCATCTTCTTGGCATCACCTGTCAGATTCTTGATCACATCACGCGCAACATCGGTGGCGGCATCTGTAGCCGCCCCACGAATCTGTTTCTTTTTAGACCGCATGAAACGACCAGCAAATTTTGTCAACACAGGAACAGAAGCACACGTAGCTGCCAATGCGGCAGCACCTAGGTAAATTTCAGAACTCTGCTTCTCTCCAGCCCCACACTCACAACGAGATTGGGGCTTGAAACAGGTCTTACATACCACAGTACGCTTCATTACCTCACCTGAGGTGCGCATTCTCTTCTGTTGTTCTCTGAACTCCAGTGAGG